TTATGGACGCATTATGGACATTCCTGACACCGGGTTAAGAGTCACAGCATCTTGTAAGAAATCCGGTGCAAAGTGTGCGTAGGTCATAGTTTGCTGAATGTTAGAATGACCCAGGATGCGCTGCAATGTGATTATGTTACCTCCATTCATTATAAAATGTGTGGCAAATGTATGCCTCAAAACATGCACTGCCTGTCCGTCAGGTAAATCGGGTTTTACTTCCCTGAGAGCGTTGCGCACTTTGTAGTAACTGGCATTAAAAAGCCTGCCAGAATTTTTGGTTTTGATCCGTTTAATCAAGTCCTGCGAAACGGGAATTGTCCTGCGCTTTCCGTTTTTGGTTTTCATAAACGTAACCATTTGGTTAATGATGTGTTCAGCTTTTAAATTAGACACTTCACTCCAGCGTCCACCAGTAGAAAGGCAGACCAGAGTCGCATTTAATTCATCACCATCAAGCATGGATAGCAGCCGCGTAATCTCTTCACTGGACAAAAAAGCCATTTCCGTAACAGCTTCACGTAACCGCTTCACCTCACGGAACGGGTTGTGAGAGTGATATTCACCGGCGTCAATTAACTTGGTGAACATCCCGCTCATTATTGCCAGATGCCGATTTACGCTGGCTGGTTTTAGACCGTCGTTCATCATTACAACGCGATAATCAGTTATCGTTTTCTTTGTTAGCTGGTCCGCCCTGGACACTCCCATCTCAGCAAATTTGGCAATTATTGTCGTCAAACGCCCCCGTTCAATATCTCCACGCTCATGTGATTTTCCGTGATATATCCACCATCTGCCTAACAACTCTGTAAGAGTTCGGCGGTCGGCCGGCTTCTCCAACCACTCTTTGTTGTGGTAGTTAACCAGGACATGACGCTCGAATGCCTGGGCTTCACCTTTAGTTTTAAATTTCCGCCTGATACGTTTTCCATCTGCACCCTGCGGCCTGACGTCCACTTCATAACGACCATCATCGAGCTTTTTAATAGACATAAAGCCCTCCGATGACGCTGTTTACTTCTACTACTTGAAAATTAATGCAATTTTCTTTCGTACATTTACTGCACACATATGCTGAATAAATCGTCAGCCAGTCTTTTGGTCTGAGTGGTGCAAGGTTGTTGAGTCTTGCCCAATGTGTGCGAGCGCCGGGGCTATTTGTCCGGCAGCGGGATCTGTCTCATCAAACATGAACCAGTCACGGTATTTTCTGAACCTTTCTACTTTAAAAAACTTCTTAGCATTTTCTAGGGACATCATAGCCTTACCTGATTCATAACCTGCATATGTGGTGTAGTTGATGCCAGCTAGTTCAGCTACCTCCTTCATTTTCAGACGTTCAGACTCACGGATAAGCTTCAAACGTTCGCTAGTGTCAGTTGACATAAATTCTCTAACCTCGTATTCTTTTGCATAGTTGATATAATTTATCAGCATCTAACGACTCTAAATCGCTCTAGATCGCTGACATCAATGTGAGGATAGCAAAATGAATGTCGGATCTGAAATTTGTGACGAGAAAAGACAAGAAGTTTCTGCTCTTAAAAAAAACAAGCGTGATTCCATTAAGTTGGCTGCGGATCCGTCAGATTTACTGTCGAAAGAGGGTTTTGCTCTTTACATCGGTAAGACTCCTCGTGCGGTGGCTGAAATGGCACGAGCTGGAAAGCTGCCAGCATTCTATATGACAGACCCGTTAAAGCCGGGCGGTCACGCTGAGTTATGGATTAATCGTCGTGAGTGGGACAAATATGCAGCTCAACTAGTCGATGAAGCTCCGACAGAATGGCATGACTGGAAGAACCGCATAAGTTACAGCAAATCCAGACATGGCCACGCGGCCTAAGGAGGAGCCATGAGGCAAGATTTAAATAAAACATCGGTGACTATCATCAGAGGAAACCTTGAAGATGCATCACCATCTAACAGCCTGACTATTACGTATAGTGAGTTTGCTAATAGTACGAAAGAATATAAATCAGCCGATGAATTGAGAAAACAAAATATCATTTTGGATAATGATGAACTTGTTTTTATTAGTTCAGATGGTGATGAAGAAATTCTACGGCTGAATTTGAAATCTTTATTTCATGACTCTTTTTTGCGCATTAAATATGAATGCGTTGGTATGACCGTTCAAGAGCGCATGGAACTCGCTAAGGCTCTTCGTGAAACGATAATTTCTAAATCAGGCGATATAAATAGTATTAAATGGTCAATAGGGCTTGATGACTGGAAAAGTATTTTTGACATGATGACGCATCCGTATAAACAGCATACGGATGCAAGATGCTATTTTAAAAATGATTTATATCAATAAAGCCTTTGAGTTGGACTGGCTTTTTAGGGTGAATGATCTCTCTTAATTGAATAGTTAATTCATCCACTTTTTTAGCGTCCTCAAAATCTCCCATTGGAGTTGGTAGGGTATTTGCTAATGCAACCGCTTTTTCGAGAGTGGTTATAAGTTCGTCAATATTTTGATTATTCATTTATTACCTCGCTTGTGGTTGGTTGTTTTTGGCGATTCGATCTTACCACAAGACCATGTGCCGGACATGGCTAAAAACCGGCTCTGTTTCAGGAGGAGTTATGCAGGAACCTCGTTGTATTGCTCAGTTATTGCGTAACGAAAGCCCTAGGGCGATTGACTTCACCATCACCCACGGGAAAGGACGCAAGGGAATCATTATCCGCACCAAAAAACAGAGTTCGTTAAAGAAGGCTCTGACCTTTCTGAAAAGCCGGAGGGTCTGGAAATGACAGTGATGACGCTTAATCTCGTTGAAAAACAGCCAGCAGCTATGCGCCGGATAATTGGTAAGCATCTGGCCGTCCCTCGCTGGCAGGATACATGTGATTATTATAATCAGATGATGGAACGCGAACGGCTAACGGTTTGCTTTCATGCGCAGTTAAAACAGCGTCACGCAACGATGCGTTTTGAAGAAATGAACGACGTCGAACGTGAACGGCTGGTTTGTGCAATTGATGAATTGCGCGGGGCATTCTCAAAACGCCGTCAGGTTGGCGCAAGTGAGTATGCATATATTAGTTTTTTAACAGTCAGTCAGCGTCGCACTTTATTTATGCACGCACGGCTGACAGAAAAAGAATTTAACCAGCCATACTGGCGAATTAATGAAGAGTCATGTTACTGGCGTGATGCTTTATTCCGTGCATTACGTGAATTATTCAGTCTGTTTGAGTATGCACCGACAATTCTGACGTCGGTAAAACCAGAGCAATATCTGCATTAAGTAATTAACCAAAGTTTTTAACGCACTTAATCGTGCGGGGCTTCTTTTTGCCTGGAGAAAGTCATGCATACAGTTTCTGAAAATCAGTGCGGTAAATACGCATTAATGCTGCAACAGGCCAGAACCGAAGCACAGGCTGACGCAGCAACGCGCTTCTCTTCTCATCTTGACGCCATGATTCGCCACATCACAAAGGCGGAGTTATCCCGCGTGGAGATAGTCGAGTTGCTCAGTCAGGAGTCTGCCAAATTCCATAATCTAGGACTCAATAAATAACAGGAAAGTTGGAAATGACAAATACAAAATGGTTCAGGAAACGCTTAACAGATTATCAACTTTCATTACTTAAAAAATTAGATGACAAGACTCCACTACATCCTTCAAGCGATGTCTTCCGCTCCTGGCCTAGCCGTGTGGAAAAAAACATTTATAGCAATGGGGAAATGGGGACTTGTGACCAAATCAAGAGAAGGTTTCTGTATTACCGATAATGGCCGGGAAATGATTGATTCTGCGGAGAGGGCATACAGCGAATGAAAAATATATTGCTTAATAACTGGCTGAAGATTTCAGTTATGAAAAACGGTGATTTGTCGCTAGCTGATATTAAACGCGATAAAAACACTGGGGATATGGTGGAATCAACTATAGCCATTTATGCGGATAAATTAAACCTCCTGTCTGATGTGGTCAATTTACTTGTTAAACGCGCTGTATTCCACAAGCAAATTTCCTCCGTGGATGAACTGACGAAATTAACGACAGAAATCACCAGCTATTGCGCTGATGAATTTAAAAACCTTAACGACAAAAGGAACTGGTAATGCCGGACAACGTAGATTTTATTCAGGAACAACAGGCTGAATTACTGGAGCGCCAGATTAACGCGGCAAGGGTAAAACATTGCGGTGCTTCTGCGCTGGTTTGCGAAGAGTGTGATGCACCAATACCTGCTGCCCGTCGTGCGGCTTATCCGTCAGCCACGCGTTGTGTTTCCTGTCAGTCAGTCTTTGACGCAAAAAACAAACATTACCGGAGAACGGCATGAGTATTCGTATTGAAATTGGCGAACGTTATGTCGTTACCAGTGACAGCTTTCAGTTTATTCTCCACGAGAAAAAGAGAGCGGAAAGCGGTAAAAACGCCGGTCAGGAATGGCTGGCGGTGGTTGGTTATTACCCGAAATTAAGCCAGCTCGTTTCCGGCCTGATGCATCACGATATTCTGACCGGAAGCGCAAAGTCTTTTGCCGATTTAAACGCGCAGGTTGAGCAACTCAGCAGGCGTTGTTCAGAGGCTTTTGGCTCATATGGCCGTTAAAGCCTCCGGGCGTTTTGTCCCTCCGTCAGCATTTGCTGCAGGCACCGGTAAGGCGTTTACCGGTGCTTATGCATGGAACGCGCCACGCGAGGCTGTCGGGCGCGAAAGACCCCTTACACGTGACGAGATGCGTCAGGTGCAAGGTGTTTTATCCACGATTAACCGTCTGCCTTACTTTTTGCGCTCGCTGTTTACTTCACGTTATGACTACATCCGGCGCAATAAAAGCCCGGTGCACGGGTTTTATTTCCTCACATCCACTTTTCAGCGTCGTTTATGGCCGCGCATTGAGCGCGTGAATCAGCGCCATGAAATGAACACCGACGCGTCGTTGCTGTTTCTGGCAGAGCGTGACCATTATGCGCGCCTGCCTGGAATGAATGACAAGGAGCTGAAAAAGTTTGCCGCCCGTATCTCATCGCAGCTTTTCATGATGTATGAGGAACTCAGCGATGCCTGGGTGGATGCGCATGGCGAAAAAGAATCGCTGTTTACGGATGAGGCGCAGGCTCACCTGTATGGTCATGTTGCTGGCGCTGCACGTGCTTTCAATATTTCCCCGCTCTACTGGAAAAAATACCGTAAAGGACAGATGACCACGAGGCAGGCATATTCTGCCATTGCCCGCCTGTTTAACGATGAGTGGTGGACTCATCAGCTTAAAGGCCAGCGTATGCGCTGGCATGAGGCGTTACTGATTGCTGTAGGGGAGGTCAATAAAGACCGTTCTCCTTATGCCAGTAAACACGCCATTCGTGATGTGCGTGCACGCCGCCAGGCAAATCTGGAATTTCTTAAATCGTGTGACCTCGAAAACAGGGAAACCGGCGAGCGCATCGACCTTATCAGTAAGGTGATGGGCAGTATTTCTAATCCTGAAATTCGTCGGATGGAGTTGATGAACACCATTGCCGGTATTGAGCGTTACGCCGCCGCAGAGGGCGATGTGGGGATGTTTATCACGCTGACCGCGCCGTCAAAGTATCACCCGACACGTCAGGTCGGAAAAGGCGAAAGTAAAACCGTCCAGCTAAATCACGGCTGGAACGATGAGGCATTTAATCCAAAGGATGCGCAGCGTTATCTCTGCCATATCTGGAGCCTGATGCGCACGGCATTCAAAGATAATGATTTACAGGTCTACGGTTTGCGTGTCGTCGAGCCACACCACGACGGAACGCCGCACTGGCATATGATGCTTTTTTGTCATCCACGCCAGCGTAACCAGATTATCGAAATCATGCGTCGCTATGCGCTCAAAGAGGATGGCGACGAAAGAGGAGCCGCGCGAAACCGTTTTCAGGCAAAACACCTTAACCGGGGCGGTGCTGCGGGATATATCGCGAAATACATTTCAAAAAACATCGACGGCTATGCACTGGATGGTCAGCTCGATAACGATACCGGCAGGCCGCTGAAAGACACTGCCGCGGCTGTTACCGCATGGGCGTCAACGTGGCGTATTCCGCAATTTAAAACTGTTGGCCTGCCGACAATGGGGGCTTACCGTGAACTACGCAAATTACCTCGCGGCGTCAGCATTGCTGATGAGTTTGACGAACGCGTCGAGGCTGCACGCGCTGCCGCAGACAGTGGCGATTTTGCGCTGTATATCAGCGCGCAGGGTGGGGCAAATGTCCCGCGCGATTGTCAGACTGTCAGGGTCGCCCGTAGTCCGTCGGATGACGTTAACGAGTACGAGGAAGAAGTCGAGAGAGTGGTCGGCATTTACGCGCCGCATCTCGGCGCGCGTCATATTCATATCACCAGAACCACGGACTGGCGCATTGTGCCGAAAGTTCCTGTCGTTGAGCCTTTGACTTTAAAAAGCGGCATCGCCGCGCCTCGGAGTCCTGTCAATAACTGTGGAAAGCTCACCGGTGGTGATACTTCGTTACCGGTTCCCACACCTTCTGAGCACGCCGTAGCAGTGCTTAATCTGGTTGATGATGGTGTTATCGAATGGAATGACCCGGAGGTCGTGAAGGCGCTCAGGGGCGCATTAAAACACGGGCTGAGAACGCCAAATCGTCAGCAAAGAAACGGAAGCCCGTTAAAACCGCATGAAATTGCACCATCGGCCAGACTGACCCGGTCGGAACGAATGCAAATTACCCGTATCCGCGTTGACCTTGCTCAGAACGGTATCAGGCCGCAGCGATGGGAGCTTGAGGCGCTGGCTCGTGGCGCGACCGTAAATTATGACGGGAAAAAATTCATGTATCCGGTCGCTGATGAGTGGCCGGGATTTACTTGCCCGTAAGAACAATACTAAACTGATTGTTTATAATGTATCATCGGTCGAACATGATTTTATTTAAAATAAAAGGAATTATCATTGAAATGAATAAAAATGCTTTTTACATAATTGTTATTGCGACTTTTCTGTTGTCTGGTTGTGATAATGGACATAAAAAAGATGTTGAAGAATGTGTAAGCAGAGGTATTCAATATTTTAAAGATATTGGTTCATATCCGTACTTAAGTGATGGTCGCGATGCTTTGAAAGTTGCGACAGAACGCTGCAATAGAACAATAACTGCTTTTTAATAAAAATAGATGGCGAGAAGAGGAACGTTATCCAGTGGACTCAAGAATTGAAGTAATTGGTGGTATTGATGGAAGTATGGCTTTTGTTAAAAATTATATTCTTCCTATATTGCTTCCGATGCTGTCAGCTTTTTTAAGTTACTTTATATCCATTAGGGTTTTTAATAGGCAAGAAAATGTTAAGGCCGAAAAGAAAAAAATAGATGTTGTAAATCAATCTATGTGTAAGCTTTTCTCAGCCTTGACAACTCTGTTGCAAGTGAAAAGTAATTATTACAAGGGGGTTTGTGCAAGTACCAATCCAATTGAGAGAGCTTTAATGTTTCCAGTGGTGGTTATTTATGGGGCGCCTATATCTATAGATGTGAGTGAATTGACTTGTCTTATTTCTGAAGGAGAGGGGAAGGTCGGTGAGTCAGGCAGTAATGAAGCGGAGAAGCTTGATATTATTGTTATTGAAGATGTGCTAAGACGATATAATAGTTTATTGGAGGCTATAAAGTTAAGGAATGAATTCGATAAAGAGTGTAGAGGTAAAATAATTTCTGCTGCAGGCTCTCCGGTGCCGTCATCTCGAATGAAGAATGATGATATTGTCAATATTATAGGTGCGAATGATGCTGCGTTTTATATTGATGTTAGTGAGAGACTTATGTTGATGATAGATGGTTTGATTATGGATATTTACTCTTTATTAAAAAATTTTCCAGAGTATTCGGAATCTCTAATTAATAAGAAAAAGGTCAAAGGCTATGTGAAAATTTTAAAATTTGAGGATTTAGAGGTTCGTTATCCGTTGATAGATAGCCCTATAACGAGACCATCAATTGGATTGATGTCTCACTATCTGGGGTATCAAGAAGATGAAATTTTAAATCGTTATCCTTATTGTTGATTATGTTGCGTGAAGCTGCATTAAAATGCATGCAGTAAATGTCATCGCAGCTGTAACTAAGGAAGGGTGCCTTCGCGCTTCTGGGGTAATCATGCAACTGCATTAAAACCGCCCCATGAAGCGGGCGGGCGAGGCGGGGAAAGCACTGCGCGCTGGCGGTGGTGCTGATTTTATTTTTTCAGCGTCTGAGCGCGTCGCGAAGGCGTTTACTTGGCCTGCTGGGGCGTTGGTGTGTCTGCGGGCTGTTTTGCGCGGTGGTGAGCGTGTGAGGGCGTGATGACGGGGTGTAAAAAAGCCGCCCGCAGGCGGCGATGTTCAGCCGTTGTCAGTGTCCAGTGAGTAGTTTTTAAAGCGGATGACCTCCTGACCGAGCCAGCCGTTTATCTCGCGGATCCTGTCCTGTAACGGGATAAGCTCATTGCGGACAAAGACCTTTGCCACTTTCTCAATATCGCCCAGCGACCCGACGTTCTCCGGCTTGCCTCCCATCAACTGAAAAGGGATGCGGTGCGCGTCCAGCAGGTCAGCGGCGCTGGCTTTTTTGATATTAAAAAAATCGTCCTTCGTCGCCACTTCACTGAGCGGGATAATTTTAATGCCGTCGGCTTTCCCCTGCGGGGCATAGAGAAACAGGTTTTTAAAGTTGTTGCGGCCTTTCGACTTCATCATGTTTTCGCGAAGCATTTCGATATCGTTGCGATCCTGCACGGCATCGGTGACGTACATGATGTATCCGGCATGTGCGCCGTTTTCGTAATACTTGCGGCGGAACAGCGTGGCCGACTCATTCAGCCAGGCAGAGTTAAGGGCGCTGAGATATTCCGGCAGGCCGTACAGCTCCTGATTAATATCCGGCTCCAGCAGGTGAAACACGGAACCGGGCGCGAAGGCTGTCGGCTCGTTGAAGGACGGCACCCACCAGTAAACATCCTCCTCCACGCCACGGCGGGTATATTTTGCCGGTGAGGTTTCCAGTCTGATGACCTTACCGGTGGTGCTGTAACGCTTTTCCAGAAATGCATTACCGAACACCAGAAAATCCAGCACAAAGCGGCTGAAATCCTGCTGGGAAAGCCACGGATGCGGGATAAATGTCGAGGCCAGAATATTACGTTTGACGTAAATCGGTGAGCTGTGATGCACGGCAGCACGCAGGCTTTTTGCCAGACCGGTAAAGCTGACCGGTGGCTCATACCATCTGCCGTTACTGATGCACTCGACGTAATCCAGAATGTCACGGCGGTCGAGTGCGTATTTTCATGAAAGGAGATCACTCAATAACTTCCATCGAGATCGGGTAATAACATTTGAACAGATCGCTGAATAACATCGATGGAGATCACTTTTGACTCATTTTGTTATTCAGTGATCTCCATCAATGTTATTGGAACTTCACAGGTGTGTTGATCTGTATCTTTTGCCATTCCGGTAAAGGATACCTATGCCAACAGTTCCAATTTCTATGAGAAAACTTAAAGAAATTCTTAGGCTTAAATACTGTGTTGGACTCAGCCATCGACAAATTGGTCGTAGTCTTGCAATCTCCCCTTCCGTTGTATCCAGATATGCTAATCGGGCGGCTCAACTTGGCATAAAGCAGTGGCCCTTACCTACAGGATGGGATGATACAAAACTAAAACATGCGTTCCTTCAGACCCAGGTTAAGATGAAGAAGCACTCTCTGCCTGACTGGGCTACAGTACACCGGGAACTGCGTAATAAATGCGTGACGCTGCAGCTACTCTGGGAAGAATACTGTGAGCGTAATCCAGGCGGTTTTTACAGCTATAACCATTACTGCCGGATGTACCGTGAATGGCTCAAAACCACTTCACCATCAATGCGTCAGGTACATAAAGCTGGCGAAAAACTTTTCGTTGATTACTGTGGACCTACCGTTGGCGTTACCGACCCTGAGACCGGAGAAATAAGAACTGCTCAGGTCATCGTAGCTGTTCTCGGGGCATCAAGTTACACATGGGCAGAGGCCACCTGGTCTCAGCAGCTTGAAGACTGGGTGATGAGTCATGTTCGCTGCTTCCAGTGGTTGGGTGGCGTTCCTGAACTTGTTGTTCCGGACAATCTGAAAAGCGCCACATCCAGGGCATGTAAGTATGATCCTGACGTTAACCCTACCTACCAGCAGATGCTTGAGCATTATAATGTCGCAGTTTTGCCTGCGCGGCCACGTAAACCGAAAGATAAAGCCAAAGCTGAAGTTGGCGTTCAGGTTGTTGAACGCTGGATCATGGCCCGAATCAGGCATGAGATCTTCTACAGCCTTGCATCGCTTAATCAGCGCATTCGGGAGTTGCTGGAAAGACTGAATAACAAAATAATGCAGAAGTTGGGTTATTCACGTGCAGAACTCTTCATCCAGCTTGATAAACCCGCACTGAAGCCTCTTCCTGAAGCCAGTTACAGTTACACCCTGGTGAAGAAAGTCAGAGTTCATGCCGATTACCACGTGGAAATCGACAAACATTACTACTCGGTTCCATGTTCGCTGTTAGGCCAGCAACTGGAAGCATGGATCTCCGGAGAACTGGTAAGACTCTTCAATCAGGGGCAGGAGGTTGCTGTGCACCCGCGCAAGCGTACTTATGGCTACAGTACCCGCAACGAGCACATGCCTGAAGCTCATCGACAGCATGCCACCTGGACGCCAGAGCGTCTTCTGGAATGGGCGGGGCACATAGGCAGTGAAACTCATAGTTATGTGCTTCATATACTGAACTCTCGTCCACATCCGGAACAAAGCTATCGCTTCTGCCTTGGACTCCTGAACCTTCATAAAAAATACAGTAAAGCCAGACTTAATGCAGCATGTGCAAGAGCTCTGAAAACAAAGGTATGGCGTCTGTCAGGTATTAAATCGATCCTGGAAAAAGGTCTGGATAAACAACCTGTTCAGGATCCAAAACCAGATCTGTTATCCACGATGGAACACGAAAACGTACGCGGCAGTGAGTATTACCACTGATACGGGATCCAATGATGAATCATCTTTACGAACAACTGACCGCACTTAAACTCACCGGCTTCCGTGATGCGCTTAAAAAGCAACTTGCTCAGCCGGGCACATACCAGGAGCTGGGCTTCGAAGAACGCCTGTCATTACTGACAGCAGAAGAACTAACCTGCCGTGAAAACAGGAAGGCAGAGCGTCTGATCAAACATGCACGGTTCAGACTTAATGCTGAGTTATCAAAGCTGGATTATCGTAACAATAGAGGGCTGGACAGGGCCCTCATCCGTTCACTCAGTCAGGGAAACTGGTTAACCCTGAAACAAAATATTTTACTGACCGGGGCCACCGGCAGCGGTAAAACGTTCCTGGCATGTGCACTTGGTCATAATGCCTGCCGACAGGGATACAAGGTCTACTATTATCGCCTTAAAGCGCTGATGGAACAGTGCTATCAGGGGCATGCTGATGGAAGATACAGCAAACTTTTGACCAGGCTGAATAATAGCGATCTGCTGCTTCTGGATGACTGGGGGCTGGAACCTCTCTCATCAGAACAGCGTAGCGACCTGCTGGAAATAGTGGATCTGATGTACCAACGAGGCTCAATCATCGTAGTGAGCCAGTTGCCGGTGGAAAACTGGTACAAAATGATCGGAGACTCCACACATGCGGATGCCATCCTAGATCGACTGGTTCATGGCAGTATCAAGATCGAACTTAAAGGAGAATCAATGCGGAAAATACAATCTCCGTTGACCGAAGGAGATCAGTGAAGGTAATTTAAAAACGGTTCTGTGAAAGTGACACGAACCGATCTCCATCGATGTTACTCACCGATCTCCTTCACGGTAATACGCAGTCGAGTACCGGCACCGGCTCACCAAAGGTGAATGCCTCCATTTTCGGGGCGCTGGCGGTCATTTTTTTTGCCGCAGGTTGCGGTGTTTTCCCTTTTTTCTTGCTCATCAGTAAAACTCCAGAATGGTGGATGTCAGCGGGGTGCTGATACCGGCGGTGAGTGGCTCATTTAACAGGGCGTGCATGGTCGCCCAGGCGAGGTCGGCGTGGCTGGCTTCCTCGCTGCGGCTGGCCTCATAGGTGGCACTGCGTCCGATGCTGGTCATGGTCTTGCGGATAGCCATAAACGAGCTGGTGATGTCGGTGGCGCTGACGTCGTATTCCAGACAGCCACGGCGGATGACGTCTTTTGCCTTGAGCACCATTGCGGTTTTCATTTCCGGCGTGTAGCGGATGTCGCGCGCGGCGGGATAGAACGAGCGCACGAGCTGGAACACGCCGACACCGAGGCCGGTGGCATCAATACCGATGTATTCGACGTTGTATTTTTCGGTGAGTTTGCGGATGGATTCAGCCTGGGTGGCAAAGTCCATGCCTTTCCACTGGTGACGCTCAAGTATTCTGAATTTGCCACCGGCCACCACCGGCGGTGCCAGTACCACGCATCCGGCGCTGTCGCCACGGTGTGACGGGTCGTAACCAATCCATACCGGGCGGGAGCCGAACGGATTGGCGGCAAACGGCGCATAGTCTTCCCATTCTTCCAGCGTGTCGACCATGCAGCGTTGCAGCTCCTCGAACGGGAACACCGATGCCTTGTCGTCAACAAATTCACACATGAACAGGTTTTTAAAATCGTCGGCGCTGTTTTCGCGTTTGAGCTGCTCAATGTCGAACAGCGTGCAGCCGCCTTTCAGGGCGTCCTCAATGGTGACAATCTGTCGCCACTGGCCGTCCGCACAGAGAAGCCCACCGGCAAGGGCGTTATGACTGACGTCGATTTCCACGCGTTCGGCGGCGCTGGCGCGTCCCCGGTTAAACAGTTCACCCGACCAGAACGGGTAGGCGTCGTGCGCCAGCGTGGACGGGGTGGAGAAATAGGTCGAGCGCAGGTGACTCTGTGAGGCCATACCTGATGCCACCTTACGCAGTACCTGAAAATTCGGGATCCAGAAAATCTCATCGACGTACAGGTCGCCGTTATGACTCTGCGCGGTGTTGGAGTTGGTGCCGAGAAAAATCAGTTTTGCGCCGTTATTGCCCAGGACAATCGGGTCACCGGTCAGGTCAACGTCAACCAGACGGGCAAAGGCGATGATGTATTCGCGGAACACATACGCCTGCGTTTTACTGGCCGACAGAAAAATCTGGTTATGACCGGTTTTCAGGGCACGCAGCAGCGCCTCGCGGGAAAAATAAAACGTCGCGCCAATCTGGCGGGATTTCAGGATATCGCGGATGCGGTGCTCAAGCCCGGCGCGATACCAGTGCAACTGATAGTCGAAAGACTGCTCAAAGAAAATCTGCTCCAGCTTTTCGATGGCCTCGTCACTGAAAAAATTCTTTTTCGGTTTGCGACGCCCGCCTTTGTTGCGGTTAGCGACGTTCGGATTAAGGTCTGCCTCGTTGCCGGTCTGACTGTAACGGTTGACCCGCGCCAGTCGTTCAATCTGGCGTCCGAGCAGGTCAATTTCCTTGAAATCACCGCCGGTTTTCTGCGGTTTGATGATGAGCTGGGTCAGCCGCGCTTCCAGGCTCATTTCGACACGGCTGATGGGGGCAACACTGTCCCAGCCGTCGCGCTGTTTCCAGCTCTGCACCGTCGGGCGTTTCATCTGCAACATGGCGGCAATCTGCGGCACGGAAAACCCCTGCCAGTACAGCAGCGCCGCCTGACGACGCGGGTCGTGTAAAAGAGTGGTGTCTGTGGTGATGGTCATGAATACCTCGCCGTGATAAATACACGGCAAGGCTACTGAGTCGCGCCCTGCGATTCGCTAAGGTGCTGTTGTGTCAGTGATAAGCCATCCGGGACTGATGGCGGAGGATGCGCATCGTCGGGAAACTGATGCCGACATGTGACTCCTCTAATCACTATTCAGGACTCCTGACAATGGCAAAAAAAGTCTCAAAATTCTTTCGTATCGGCGTTGAGGGTGACACCTGTGACGGGCGTGTCATCAGTGCGCAGGATATTCAGGAAATGGCCGAAACCTTTGACCCGCGTGTCTATGGTTGCCGCATTAACCTGGAACATCTGCGCGGCATCCTGCCTGACGGTATTTTTAAGCGTTATGGCGATGTGGCCGAACTGAAGGCCGAAAAGATTGACGATGATTCGGCGCTGAAAGGCAAATGGGCGCTGTTTGCGAAAATCACCCCGACCGATGACCTTATCGCGATGAACAAGGCCGCGCAGAAGGTCTATACCTCAATGGAAATTCAGCCGAACTTTGCCAATACCGGCAAATGTTATCTGGTGGGTCTGGCCGTCACCGATGACCCGGCAAGCCTCGGCACGGAATACCTGGAATTCTGCCGCACGGCAAAACACAACCCCCTGAACCGCTTCAAATTAAGCCCTGAAAACCTGATTTCAGTGGCAACGCCTGTTGAGCTGGAATTTGAAGACCTGCCTGAAACCGTGTTCACCGCCCTGACCGAAAAGGTGAAATCCATTTTTGGCCGCAAACAGGCCAGCGATGACGCCCGTCTGAATGACGTGCATGAAGCGGTGACCGCTGTTGCTGAACATGTGCAGGAAAAACTGAGCGCCACTGAGCAGCGCCTCGCTGAGATGGAAACCGCCTTTTCCGCACTTAAGCAGGATGTGACTGACAGGGCGGATGAAACCAGCCAGGCATTCACCCGCCTGAAAAACAGCCTCGACCACACCGAAAGTCTGACCCAGCAGCGCCGCAGCAAGGCCACCGGTGGTGGCGGTGACGCCCTGATGACGAACTGCTGACCGGCGTCAGTCAGTCCGGGAAAACCTTCACGATTAACCCTTAATTTCAGGAAAAACTATGCGCCAGGAAACCCGCTTTAAATTTAATGCTTACCTGTCCCGTGTTGCCGAACTGAACGGCATCGACGCCGGTGATGTGTCGAAAAAATTCACCGTTGAACCGTCGGTCACCCAGACCCTGATGAACACCATGCAGGAGTCCTCTGACTTTCTGACCCGCATCAACATTGTGCCGGTCAGCGAAATGAAAGGGGAAAAAATTGGTATTGGTGTCACCGGCTCCATCGCCAGCACCACAGACACCGCCGGTGGCACCGAGCGTCAGCCGAAGGACTTCTCGAAGCTGGCGTCAAACAAGTACGAATGCGACCAGATTAACTTCGATTTTTATATCCGCTACAAAACGCTTGACCTGTGGGCGCGTTATCAGGATTTCCAGCTCCGTGTCCGTAACGCCATTATCAAACGCCAGTCCCTTGATTTAATCATGGCCGGTTTTAACGGCGTGAGGCGTGCCGAAACCTCTGACCGCAGCAGTAACCAGATGCTGCAGGATGTGGCGGTCGGCTGGCTGCAGAAATACCGCAATGAAGCCCCGGCGCGCGTGATGAGCAAGGTTACTGACGAGGAAGGTCACACGACCTCTGAGGTCATCCGCGTGGGTAAGGGCGGTGATTATGCCAGCCTCGATGCACTGGTGATGGATGCGACCAACAACCTGATTGAGCCGTGGTATCAGGAAGACCCTGACCTTGTGGTGATTGTGGGGCGTCAGCTACTGGCGGACAAGTATTTCCCCATCGTCAACAAGGAGCAGGACAACAGCGAGATGCTGGCCGCTGACGTCATCATCAGCCAGAAACGCATCGGTAACCTGCCGGCGGTACGCGTCCCGTACTTCCCGGCGGATGCGATGCTCATCACAAAGCTGGAAAACCTGTCCATCTACTACATGGATGACAGCCATCGCCGCGTGATTGTGGAAAACCCGAAACTCGACCGCGTGGAGAACTACGAGTCAATGAACATTGATTACGTGGTGGAAGACTACGCCGCCGGTTGTCTGGTGGAAAAAATTAAGGTCGGTGACTTCTCCACACCGACTAAAGTGACCGCAGAGCCGGGAGCGTAACCGATGACGAGTCCCGCACAGCGCCACATGATGCGGGTCTCGGCAGCGATGACCGCGCAGCGGGACGCCGCCCCGCTGCGACATGCAACTGTCTATGAGCAGATGCTGGTCAAGCTGGCCGCAGACCAGCGCACACTGAAAGCGATTTATTCAAAAGAGCTGAAGGCCGCGAAAAAACGCGAACTGCTGCCGTTCTGGTTGCCGTGGGTGAACGGCGTGCTGGAGCAGGGCAAAGGTGCACAGGATGACATTCTGATGACGGTCATGCTGTGGCGTCTGGATACCGGCGATATTGCCGGTGCGCTGGAGATTGCCCGTTATGCCCTGAAGTACGGTCTGACCATGCCGGGTAAACACCGCCGCACCCCGCCGTATATGTTCACCGAGGAGGTGGCGCTCGCGGCCATGCGCGCCCACGCTGCCGGTGAGTCTGTGGATACCCGCCTGCTGACGGAGACCCTTGCACTGACCGCCACGGCAGACATGCCTGATGAAGTGCGCGCAAAGCTGCACAAAATCACCGGTCTGTTTCTGCGTGACGCTGGTGATGCCGCCGGTGCGCTGGCTCACCTGCAACGTGCGACACAGCTCGACTGTCAGGCAGGCGTCAAAAAAGAGATTGAACGACTGGAGCGGGAGCTGAAACCGAAGCCGGAGCCGCAGCCCAAAGCGGCCACCCGCGCCCCGCGTAAGACCCGGAGCGTGACACCGGCAAAACGTGGACGCCCGAAAAAGAAAGCCAGTTAACAACCGAATGCGCCCCGCGCCAGGGCGGCACGCCGGTCAGTGAGGGTGAATCACCTGACACTGCACCGGCGTCCACCGCCCGACTTTTCAGAGGTAGTCATGATGACGCTGATTATTCCGCGAAAGGAGGCTCCCGTGTCCGGTGAGGGTACGGTGGTCATCCCGCAACCGGCAGGCGACGAGCCGGTGATTAAAAACACGTTCTTTTTTCCCGATATCGACCCGAAGCGCGTCCGGGAACGTATGCGCCTTGAGCAGACCGTCGCCCCCGCCCGTCTGCGTGAGGCCATCAAGTCAGGCATGGCGGAGACGAATGCGGAGCTGTACGAGTACCGCGAACAGAAAATTGCCGCCGGTTTTACGCGTCTGGCGGAAGTCCCGGCGGACGATATCGACGGTGAAAGCATCAAAGTTTTTTACTACGAGCGCGCCGTGTGTGCGATGGCGACCGCATCGCTTTATGAGCGTTATCGCGGCGTGGATGCCAGTGCCAAAGGCGACAAGAAGGCCGACAGCATTGACAGCACCATTGATGAGCTGTGGCGGGATATGCGCTGGGCAGTGGCGCGCATCCAGGACAAGCCGCGCTGCATTGTGAGTCAAATCTGATGAAGACCTTTGCGCTACAGGGCGACACGCTCGACGCCATCTGTGTCCGGTATTACGGGCGCACTGAGGGCGTGGTTGAGACCGTGCTCGCCGCAAATCCGGGACTGGCTGAACTGGGTGCGGTGCTGCCACACGGCACCGCCGTCGAACTGCCCGACGTTCAGACCGCGCCCGTGGCTGAAACTGTCAATCTGTGGGAGTAACGCATGACAGCAGAAGAAAAAAGCGTCCTGTCGCTTTTCATGATTGGGGTGCTGATTGTTGTCGGCAAGGTGCTTGCCGGTGGTGAACCCATCACCCCGCGTCTGTTTATCGGGCGCATGTTGCTCGGTGGTTTTGTCTCGATGGTTGCCGGTGTTGTTCTGGTGCAGTTTCCTGACCTGTCACTGCCTGCGGTGTGCGGTATCGGCTCCATGCTGGGTATCGCCGGTTATCAGGTGATTGAGATTGCCATTCAGCGCCGCTTTAAGGGTAGGGGGAAACCGTAATGCCGGTTATTAACACGCATCAGAATATCGCCGCCTTTCTCGACATGCTGGCCGTGTCCGAAGGGACGGCAAACCATCCGCTGACGAAAAACCGGGGCTATGACGTGATAGTCACCGGACTGGACGGGAAGCCGGAAATTTTCACCGACTACAGTGACCACCCGTTCGCACATGGCCGACCGGCGAAGGTGTTTAACCGTCGCGGTGAAAAATCCACGGCCTCAGGTCGCTATCAGCAGCTTTACCTGTTCTGGCCGCATTACCGCAAACAGCTTGCCCTGCCGGATTTCAGTCCGTTGTCACAGGACAGACTTGCCATTCAGTTGATCCGCGAACGCGGTGCACTGGATGACATCCGGGCGGGACGCATTGAGCGAGCCATTTCACGCTGTCGCAATATCTGGGCGTCCCTGCCGGGTGCCGGTTACGGTCAGCGTGAGCATTCACTGGAAAAACTGGTCACCGTCTGGCGTACCGCTGGCGGCGTACCGGCTTAAACGGAGTAAACACCATGAAGAAATTATCCCTTTCACTGATGCTGAACGTGTCGCTGGCGCTGATGCTGGCACTGTCCCTGATTTACCCGCAGAGCGTGGCCGTCAATTTTGTCGCCGCCTGGGCGATTCTGGCGACGGTTATCTGTGTGGTTGCCGGTGGTGTCGGCGTGTATGTCACTGAGTATGTGCTGGAACGCTACGGGCGGGAGCTGCCGCCAGAATCGCTGGCCGTGAATATTGTCGCGTCGCTGTTTTTGCAGCCGGTGCCGTGGCGCAGACGGGCGGCGGCTCTGGTGGTGATGGTGGCGACGTTTATCTCGCTGGTCGCTGCCGGGTGGATTTTTACCGCGCTGATTTACCTCGTGGCGTCGGTGTTCTTCCGGTTGATACGCACGGCCTGTCGTCAGCGTTTTGAGGGGCGGGAACCATGTCAAAGCTGATGATTGTACTGGTTGTGTTGTTATCGCTGGCGGTGGCGGGGCTGTTTCTGGCGAAGCATGAAAACGCCAGACTGCGCGCTTCGCTGGGCAGGGCGAACAACGTCGCCAGTGAACAGCAGACGACCATCACCGTGCTGAAAAATCAGCTTCATGTTGCCATCACCAGGGCAGATAAAAACGAGCTGGCGCAGGTTGCACTGCGTCAGGAGCTGGAGAACGCCGCGAAGCGTGAAGCACAGCGCGAGAAAACCATCACGAGGTTACTTAATGAAAACGAAGATTTTCGCCGCTGGTACGGCGCTGACCTGCCTGATGCTGTGCGCCGGTTGCACCAGCGCCCGGCCTGCACCGACGCCAGTGATTGTCCACAACGCCTGCCCGAAAGTGAGTCTTTGCCCGATGCCGGGCAGTGACCCGGAGACGAACGGCGATTTAAGTGCCGATATCCGGCAGCTTGAGAACGCGCTGGCACGCTGTGCCAGCCAGGTAAAAATGATTAAACACTGTCAGGACGAAAACGATGCTCAAACCCGACAGCCTGCGCAGGGCGCTGACTGATGCCGTCACGGTGCTGAAAACCAGTCCCGAGATGCTGCGGATATTCGTGGATAACGGGAGTATTGCCTCCACACTGGCGACGTCGCTGTCATTTGAAAAGCGTTACACGCTCAATGTCATTGTGACCGACTTTACCGGTGATTTTGACCTGCTCATCGTGCCGGTGCTGGCGTGGCTGCGGGAAAATCAGCCCGACATCATGACCACCGACGAAGGCCTGAAAAAAGGCTTCACATTTTATGCAGACATCAACAATGACAGCAGCTTTGATATCAGCATCAGCCTGATGCTGACCGAGCGCACGCTGGTCAGTGAGGTTGACGGCGCGCTACATGTGAAGAATATCCCGGAACCCCCGCCGCCGGAGCCGGTCACCCGCCCGATGGAGCTGTATATCAATGGCGAACTGGTGAGCAAGTGGGATGAATGAGTTTAAGCGTTTTGAAGACCGGCTGACCGGACTGATTGAATCGCTGTCACCGTCAGGGCGTCGGCGACTGAGCGCCGAACTGGCGAAACGTCTGCGTCAGAGTCAGCAGCGCCGGGTGATGGCACAGAAAGCCCCGGACGGCACACCCTACGCGCCACGCCAGCAGCAGAGCGCCAGAAAAAAGACCGGTCGTGTTAAGCGAAAAATGTTTGCGAAACTTATCACCAGTCGTTTTTTGCATATCCGCGCCAGCCCGGAACAGGCATCAATGGAATTTTACGGCGGGAAGTCACCGAAAATCGCCAGCGTGCATCAGTTTGGTCTGTCGGAAGAAAACCGGAAAGACGGTAAGAAAATTGATTATCCGGCGCGTCCTCTGCTCGGCTTTACCGGTGAGGATGTGCAGATGATTGAAGAGATTATCCTGGCTCATCTCGACCGTTAGTTGTGCCATTCCCGACACCTCATCGTCACATTGCCGCCGGTATGACCCGGCGGCATCCTTCCCGTTATGAACACTCTCGCAAATATTCAGGAACTCGCGCGCGCACTGCGCAACATGATCCGCACCGGCATTATCGTCGAAACCGACCTTAACGCCGGTCGCTGCCGTGTGCAGACCGGCGGCATGTGCACCGACTGGCTTCAGTGGCTGACCCATCGCGCCGGTCGTTCGCGCACATGGTGGGCACCTTCCGTGGGGGAACAGGTGCTGATTCTGGCCGTGGGCGGTGAACTCGACACGGCGTTCGTTCTGCCGGGGATTTATTCCGGCGATAACCCCGCGCCGTCTGCGTCGGCGGATGCCCTGCATATCCGTTTCCCTGACGGGGCGGTGATTGAGTATGAACCTGAAACCAGCGCACTCACGGTAAGCGGAATTAAAACAGCCAGCGTGACGGCTTCTGATTCTGTTACTGCCACGGTGCCGGTGGTCATGGTGAAAGCATCAACCCGCGTCACTCTGGACACACCGGAGGTGGTCTGCACCAACAGGCTGATTACCGGCACGCTGGAAGTGCAGAAGGGCGGGACGATGCGCGGCAACATTGAACACACCGGCGGTGAACTCTCATCAAACGGTAAGGTACTGCACACTCATAAACACCCCGGCGACAGCGGCGGCACAACCGGGAGTCCTCTATGACAGCGCGTTATCTCGGAATGAATCGCAGTGATGGCCTGACGGTCACTGACCTCGAGCATATCAGCCAGAGTATCGGCGATATCCTGCGCACACCAGTCGGCTCACGGGTGATGCGTCGTGATTACGGCTCGTTGCTGGCGTCAATGATTGACCAGCCGCAGACCCCGGCGCTTGAGTTGCAGATTAAGGTCGCCTGTTACATGGCGGTGCTGAAATGGGAACCCCGCGTCACCCTGTCATCCGTCACCACTGAGCGCAGTTTTGACGGGCGAATGACGGTCACGTTAACCGGCCAGCACAACGACACTGGCCAGCCACTTTCGTTAACCATCCCTGTGAGTTGAAACCATGCCGATTATCGACCTGAACCAGCTACCCGCACCGGATGTGGTCGAGGAGCTGGACTTTGAAACCATTCTTGCCGAACGCAAGGCGACACTGATTTCCCTTTACCCGGAAGACCAGCAGGAGGCGGTCGCCCGTACCCTGACGCTGGAATCCGAGCCTCTCGTCAAACTGCTGGAGGAAAATGCGTATCGCGAGCTTATCTGGCGTCAGCGTGTGAATGAGGCTGCACGGGCGGTGATGCTGGCCTGTGCAGCCGGTAATGACCTTGATGTGATTGGTGCCAATTACAACACCACGCGCCTGACTATCACCCCGGCAGATGATTCGACTATCCCGCCGACACCGGCAGTGATGGAGTCTGACACCGATTATCGTCTGCGTATTCAGCAGGCGTTTGAAGGCTTAAGCGTCGCCGGGTCGGTGGGAGCCTATCAGTATCATGGTCGCAGTGCCGACGGGCGTGTCGCGGATATCTCTGTCACCAGTCCGTCTCCGGCCTGTGTCACCATCTCTGTGCTGTCACGTGAAAATAACGGTGTGGCATCTGAAGACCTGCTGGCGGTGGTGCGCAACGCCCTGAATGGCGAGGACGTCAGACCGGTGGCCGACCGTGTGACCGTGCAGTCTGCCGCCATCGTTGAATACCAGATAAATGCCACGCTTTACCTTTACCCTGGCCCCGAAAGCGAACCCATTCGCGCTGCCGCCGTGAAAAAACTGGAAGCGTATATCACGGCACAGCACCGGCTGGGGCGCGACATCCGACTGTCTGCCATTTATGCCGCTTTGCATGTGGAGGGCGTGCAGCGTGTCGAGCTGGCCGCACCACTGGCCGACATCGTGCTCAACAGTACGCAGGCGTCTTTCTGCACCGAATACCGCGTCGTGACCGGAGGCTCGGATGAGTGATTCGCGCCTGCTGCCGACCGGCTCATCACCGCTTGAAGTCGCCGCTGCAAAAGCCTGTGCGGAAATTGAAAAAACGCCGGTCAGTATTCGTGAGCTGTGGAACCCGGATACCTGCCCGGCAAATCTGCTGCCGTGGCTGGCGTGGGCGTTTTCGGTCGACAGGTGGGATGAAAAGTGGCCGGAAGCGACAAAACGCGCCGTTATCCGCGATGCCTATTTCATCCACTGTCATAAAGGCACTATAGGTGCAATCCGGCGTGTGGTGGAGCCGCTCGGCTATCTCATCAACGTGACGGAGTGGTGGGAAAACAGTGACCCGCCCGGCACTTTCCGGCTCGATATTGGTGTACTGGAAAGCGGCATCACAGAGGAAATGTATCTGGAAATGGAGCGGCTGATTGCTGATGCCAAACCTGCAAGCCGTCACCTTATTGGTCTGAACATTACCCAGGACATTCCCGGCCACCTGTTCGCCGGTGGTGTGGCTTATGACGGCGATGTAATTACGGTTTACCCCGGATAAGTGAGGAATAATGAGCACAAAATTCAAAACCGTTATCACCACTGCCGGTGCAGCAAAGCTGGCAGCGGCAACCGCGCCGGGAGGGCGGAAGGTCAACATTACCACGATGGCCGTCGGGGACGGTGGCGGTCAATTGCCGGTGCCGGATGCCGGACAGACAAAACTTGTTAATGAGGTCTGGCGACATGCCCTGAATAAAATCAGTCAGGCCAATCGACACAGTAATTATATTATCGCAGAGCTGGTCATCCCGCCGGAGGTGGGCGGTTTCTGGACGCGTGAGCTTGGCCTGTACGATGATGCGGGAACGTTAATTGCTGTGGCGAACATGGCCGAAAGTTATAAGCCAGCTCTTGCCGAAGGCTCAGGACGTTCGCAGACCTGCCGCATAGTCATTATCGTCAGCAGTGTGGCCTCAGTGGATCTGACCATCGACACCACAACAGTGATGGCAACGCAGGATTACGTTGATGACAAGATTGCAGAGCATGAACAGTCACGACGTCACCCGGACGCCTCGCTGACCGCAAAAGGTTTTACTCAGTTAAGCAGCGCGACCAACAGCACGTCTGAAACACTGGCCGCAACGCCGAAAGCGGTAAAGGACGCCTATGACCTTGCTAACGGGAAATATACTGCACAGGACGCCAGCACGGGGCGAAAAGGTCTTGTTCAGCTAAGTAGTGCCATCAACAGCGAATCTGAGACGCTCGCAGCAACGCCAAAGGCGGTTAAGACAGCATATGACCTTGCTAATGGCAAATACACTGCACAGGACGCCACCACGGCACGAAAAGGGATTGTTCAGTTAAGCAGCGCCACTAACAGCGATTCTGAAACACTTGCCGCGACTCCAAAAGCGGTTAAAGCCGCGAATGACAATGCAAACGGGCGCGTTCCTGGTGAGCGTAAGGTCAATGGCAAACCGCTGACCAATGATGTCAATATTACATCGCAGGATATTTTTAACGGTCAGAGTATTGGGATTGGTGCAAACCAGAATCTGGATAATTACAAAACGCCGGGACTGTACCATCAGCCACTGAATGCGAATACAAGCGCATCGCTGAAATACCCGGAGAATCTTGCAGGTACTCTGGTTGTGCTTAGAAATGCCGGAATAACACAAATTTACTATGTCTATAACACATCAAGAAGCTATACCCGCAGCCAGTATTCAACGGGTGGCTGGACACCATGGACACCGCAGGATTCATTTCCGGTAGGTGCTCCAATCCCGTGGCCTTCTGATTCAGTACCTACAGGCTATGCCCTGATGCAGGGGCAGGCTTTTGATAAAGCAGCCTATCCCCTGCTTGCAGTAGCTTATCCGTCAGGGGTGATTCCAGATATGCGCGGCTGGACAATCAAGGGCAAACCCGCCAGTGGTCGCGCCGTATTATCACAGGAACAGGACGGAATTAAATCACATACCCACAGTGCCAGTGCATCCAGTACGGATTTAGGGACGAAAACAACCAGTTCGTTTGATTACGGGACAAAAACGGTCAGCACGTTTAACCACGGCACAAAAACGACAAACAATACGGGAGCGCATACACACACTGTCGGTGGTCGTTACGGTGGTGACTCCATCGGGGGTAAACAACGCGTACAGGTATCAGGAACCAACCAGGTGTCAAGCTCTGCGGGAGCACACGCCCATACAGTCGACATTGGTCAGCATAATCACACGGTTGGCATTGGTGCTTACAGCCATTCCATTGCGATTGGCGCGCATAGTCATACCGTCACTGTAAGTGCCACAGGTAATTCAGAGAACACCGTAAAAAACGTTGCGTATAACTATATTGTGAGGCTGGCATAATGACTTTCAGAATGAGTGCAGAGACACAAACTATCCGCGTTTTCAATTTACTTGATGGAACCAATGAATTTATTGGCGAAAGTGACGCATATATTCCGCCGCATACAGGTCTTCCTGCAAACAGTACAGACATTGCACCTCCAGATATTCCGGTGGGTTTTGCCGCCGTTTTCAATGCAGATGAAATGAAATGGGATCTGGTGGAAGACCATCGTGGAAAGACTGTCTATGAAACAAAAACAGGAGCAGCCATTTATATTTCTGAACTTGGCGCATTACCTCCAGACGTGACAGCCATTTCCCCGGATGGGGATTATCAGAAATGGAACGGAAATGCGTGGGTGAATGATGAGAATGCAGAGCGTGATGCGCTTGTCAGAGCGGCTGACTCTCAGAAGAAAGAGCTGGTTGCATATGCAGGTGAAATTATTGCCACGCTGCAGGATGCTGTCGATTTAGATATGGCTACCGAGGAAGAAAGGTTAAGCCTGACACACTGGAAAAAATACCGTGTGCTACTGAATCGCGTTCAGTCGGAAAATACTCCGGATATAGAATGGCCAGAAATGCCGCAATAAATCGTATTAGCTCTGGTGTGAGATTACTCATCTATGGCACAGAGTAAAACCTAATCTGACTGTCCGCTCTGTGCTAGGAGCGGACGTGATGCATATCTGTCACCAAATTTAATGTGCCACTACAAACAGAGTATATAGTTGAATATTATAGTGCTCCCCGGCCTAATGAATATAACGGTGGATTACCGCCGAACGAGTCGGAAAATAGATACTGGAAAAACTCTAAAATCGAGGCCGGTTTTTGCTGTTCTCTACAATAATAATCGGATTTTCCCATGACAAGTTTAATAGTATTTAGGTGCCTGAAGTGAAGTTGAAGAAGCTATTGATGAAAGTTGTGAAAGTGGTAAAGGAGCAGGTTCTAAGTACCGTTATTTCGGGAATAATAGGCATAGCGGCTACAGTAGGGCTTTTCCATTTCACTTCACAGCCAATACGATCTGCTGATGTTCGCGAAAAATTAGTTGAAATGGCTCGGGAGTGCATCCAGCAGCAGCTTGCCACACATTTGGACTCAGTGGCGTTTGACTCAGTGGCTAGCGAGTCTCTCGATCTAAGCACCTCAAACTCCGTTGTAGTCTACGGAAGAGCTGTGAGCACAAATGGTGCCCTTAGCCGTTTCCTGATGGTCTTCGAGCCCTCTGGACAGAGTCTGATAGATAAGGTGGTTGGCAGACCTGGATTCTACGATATTGGGTATTGGGCAATCATCCCAGACGCAGGGGACGACGAGGTTGTGGCTTCTTCAGTAAACATTGAAGACCTCGACAAAGATGGTAACAAGGACATACTAGTCCGCTTAAAGTCAACTTACGCGGATGGTGTATCCAAAGGGCTTCTTATACTTAAAAAGGATATCCATGATGTATGGCATTTGATGGGGCTTCCATCAATGACAGAGATCATGCATTCCATTGCTGCAGGTCAGCCTCCCCAGCCGGAAGGTCTTCACCTTCCACTTCCGGCAATACAATGGTTTAGTAATGACGAAAAACTCAAACCAAAGTCTGATATCAAACAATATCTTAATTGGGAAATTGACGAAGATAACTTGCAGGTCGCTGATTCCACTGGAAATCATTCTTTTTGGATGTTCAGAAACGGCACCAAGATAAAAATGTTCGAGAATGGACAAGCCGGCTACAAGCACTTTGGTGTACTGGTCAACATCAATGATGAAGAGGCGATACAGGGAAGGCATCATCTCATGGTCAGCTTTTTCAAGATAGAGAATAATAGTTTGGTTCCTGATCCGAATTGGAACTGGGCCTATCCCATGTTCTCTATCGGATTAGAGGATAGCCAGGAAGTTGAATTGAGTGAAATGCAGGAAGCGGGCTTACAAGCTCATGTTTCTGGTAGCTCCGTTTTCGGCCTGACAGAGTTTGGGAAAATGGACTCAGATTAATATTCGCTAACCTTACCAACGAAGAGCAGGTCACAGGTATGGCCTAATTATGTTTTCAGAGGAGTCAGGGCTCAAGAATGCCCCCAGATAAGCCATAAATCCTGTAGCGCAAAATCGTCTCAGATGACGCAGAGATATTAAAAACGCCTCAACCTGTTCATCAATTAATTGATAGGTTGAACTGTTAGTTAAACCTTCACCAACAGAAAGGTATGAACTTTTTCGACTCGCTCAAAGCTGGCTGTCAGAGCTGATAGCATTTTGGCTACGTAAATTGTCAGTTGGAAACTGAGCGAGTACAAATCAAGACTGGCGGGTTGATTGCCCGCCTTTTCTTTATCTGTTGTTTCATCCACTGACCAGTCAGGTCAAATAGCGTCTCATGCACTGCCCAACAGAAAATAGTTGCACCCATTAACCACGGAGTTAAACGGATGAGTGACTATCATCACGGAGTGCAGGTGCTGGAGATTAACGAGGGCACCCGCGTCATTTCCACCGTATCCACGGCCATTGTCGGCATGGTCTGCACGGCCAGCGATGCGGATGCGGAAACATTCCCCCTCAATAAACCGGTGCTGATTACCAATGTGCAGAGCGCAATTGCAAAGGCCGGTAAAAAAGGTACGCTGGCGGCGTCGTTGCAGGCCATCGCTGACCAGTCAAAACCGGTCACCGTTGTCGTACGCGTGGAAGACGGCACCGGCGACGACGAAGAAACGAAACTCGCGCAGACCGTTTCCAATATTATCGGCACCACCGACGAAAACGGTCAGTACACCGGGCTGAAAGCCCTGATGGGGGCGGAGTCGGTTACCGGCGTTAAACCACGCATTCTCGGCGTACCGGGACTGGACACCAAAGAGGTTGCCGTCGCACTGGCATCGGTATGCCAGGAACTGAATGCATTCGGGTATATCAGCGCATGGGGCTGTAAAACCATTTCCGAGGCAAAAGCCTACCGTCAGAATTTCAGCCAGCGTGAGCTGATGGTCATCTGGCCGGATTTCCTCGCATGGGATACGGTTACCAGTACCACTGCCACCGCGTATGCCACCGCCCGTGCGCTGGGGCTGCGTGCCAAAATCGACCAGGAGCAGGGCTGGCATAAAACGTTGTCCAATGTCGGGGTGAACGGTGTTACCGGCATCAGCGCCTCTGTATTCTGGGATTTGCAGAAGTCCGGCACTGATGCTGACCTGCTTAATGAGTCAGGCATCACTACGCTGATTCGCCGCGACGGCTTCCGCTTCTGGGGTAACCGTACCTGCTCTGATGACCCGCTGTTCCTCTTTGAAAGCTACACCCGCACCGCGCAGGTACTGGCCGACACGATGGCCGAGGCGCACATGTGGGCTATTGATAAGCCAATTACCGCAACGCTGATTCGCGACATCATTGATGGCATTAATGCCAAATTCCGCGAACTGAAAAACAACGGTTATATCGTGGATGGCACATGCTGGTTCAGTGAAGAAGCCAATGATGCGGAAACCCTCAAGGCCGGAAAACTGTATATCGACTACGACTATACCCCGGTGCCTCCTCTCGAAAACCTGACCCTGCGCCAGCGTATTACTTCCAGATACCTGGCAAGTCTGGTTACCTCGGTTAACAGCAATTAAGGAGCCTGACCGATGGCAATGCCGCGCAAACTCAAGTTAATGAACGTCTTTCTGAACGGCTACAGCTATCAGGGCGTTGCAAAGTCCGTCACGCTGCCAAAACTGACCCGTAAATTCGAAAACTATCGCGGTGCGGGGATGAACGGAAGCGCACCGGTAGACCTCGGCCTTGATGACGATGCGCTGTCAATGGAGTGGTCGCTCGGGGGCTTCCCGGATTCGGTTATCTGGGAGCTTTACGCCGCAACCGGTGTGGATGCCGTGCCGATTCGTTTTGCAGGCTCTTACCAGCGTGACGATACCGGCGAAACGGTGGCCGTCGAGGTGGTCATGCGTGGCCGTCAGAAAGAAATCGACACCGGCGAGGGTAAACAGGGAGAAGACACCGAGTCGAAAATCTCCGTGGTCTGCACCTATTTCCGGCTGACGATGGACGGTAAGGAGCTGGTCGAAATTGACACCATCAACATGATTGAGAAGGTGAACGGCGTCGACCGGCTGGAGCAACACCGCCGCAATATCGGCCTGTGATTTTCATCCGGTCAGCCCGGCTGACCGGTTAACACCGATTCAGAAGTGAGAAAACCATGAACAAAGAAAATGTGATTACCCTGGACAATCCGGTCAAGCGTGGTGAGCAGGTTATCGAACAGGTCACGCTGATGAAACCCAGTGCGGGGACGCTGCGCGGTGTCAGTCTGGCTGCGGTCGCAAACTCCGAAGTCGATGCACTGATTAAGGTGCTGCCGCGCATGACCGCACCGATGCTGACTGAGCAGGAAGTCGCCGCGCTGGAACTGCCTGACCTTGTGGCGCTGGCAGGTAAGGTGGTCGGTTTTTTGTCGCCGAACTCGGTGCAGTGACGTTTCCGAAAAATCTCTCGGTCGATGACCTGATGGCGGATGTTGCAGTGATATTTCACTGGCCGCCATCAGAACTGTATCCCATGAGCCTGACCGAACTCATCACATGGCGCGAAAAGGCGCTCCGGCGAAGCGGAAACACGAATGAGTAACAATGTAAAATTACAGGTATTGCTCAGGGCTGTTGACCAGGCATCCCGCCCGTTTAAATCCATCCGCACAGCGAGCAAGTCGCTGTCGGGGGATATCCGGGAAACACAAAAATCACTGCGCGAGCTGAACGGTCACGCATCCCGTATTGAGGGATTTCGCAAGACCAGTGCACAGCTTGCCGTGACTGGTCATGCACTTGAAAAGGCGCGGCAGGAAGCCGAAGCCCTTGCCACACAGTTTAAAAATACCGAACGACCGACCCGTGCTCAGGCGAAAGTGCTGGAATCCGCAAAGCGTGCGGCGGAGGACTTACAGGCGAAATATAACCGCCTGACGGATTCCGTTAAACGCCAGCAGCGGGAACTGGCCGTTGTGGGAATTAATACCCGCAATCTTGCACATGATGAGCAGGGACTGAAAAACCGTATCAGTGAAACCACCGCACAGCTTAACCGTCAGCGTGACGCGCTGGCGCGTGTCAGTGCACAACAGGCAAAACTTAACGCAGTCAAACAGCGTTATCAGGCAGGAAAGGAACTGGCCGGAAATATGGCCTCAGTGGGCGCTGCCGGTGTGGGGATTGCTGCTGCGGGAACGATGGCCGGAGTTAAGCTGCTGATGCCCGGTTATGAGTTTGCGCAGAAAAACTCAGAATTACAGGCTGTGCTCGGAGTGGCAAAAGACTCCACCGAAATGGCCGCACTACGCAAACAGGCGCGCCAGCTCGGCGATAATACCGCAGCCTCGGCAGATGATGCAGCCGGTGCGCAGATTATTATTGCGAAAGCCGGTGGGGATGTTGATGCCATTCAGGCGGCAACGCCGGTCACGCTGAATATGGCGCTGGCGAACCGTCGCACGATGGAAGAAAACGCCGCCCTGCTGATGGGGATGAAATCCGCCTTTCAGCTTTCAAACGATAAGGTCGCTCATATCGGGGATGTTCTCTCCATGACGATGAACAAAACCGCCGCCGATTTTGACGGTATGAGCGATGCGCTGACCTATGCCGCACCTGTGGCAAAAAATGCCGGTGTCAGCATTGAAGAAACCGCCGCAATGGTCGGGGCACTGCATGATGCAAAAATTACCGGTTCAATGGCGGGGACGGGAAGCCGTGCCGTGTTAAGCCGCCTGCAGGCACCGACGGGAAAAGCATGGGATGCACTCAAAGAGCTTGGTGTGAAAACCTCAGACAGCAAGGGAAACACCCGGCCAGTATTTACCATTCTGAAAGAAATGCAGGCCAGTTTTGAGAAAAACCGGCTCGGTACTGCCCAGCAGGCTGAATACATGAAAACCATTTTCGGGGAGGAGGCCAGCTCAGCCGCCGCTGTGCTGATGACTGCCGCCTCAACCGGAAAGCTGGACAAACTGACCGCTGCGTTTAAAGCCTCAGACGGAAAGACCGCAGAGCTGGTAAATATCATGCAGGACAACCTCGGCGGTGACTTTAAGGAGTTTCAGTCCGCTTATGAGGCGGTGGGGACTGACCTGTTTGACCAGCAGGAAGGCGCACTGCGTAAGCTCACGCAGACGGCCACAAAGTATGTGTTAAAACTCGACGGCTGGATCCAGAAAAATAAATCACTGGCGTCAACCATCGGCATTATTGCCGGTGTTGCACTGGCGCTGACTGGCATCATTGGTGCCATTGGCCTCGTAGCCTGGCCGGTTATCACCGGCATCAATGCCATCATCGCGGCAGCAGGCGCAATGGGGGCAATCTTCACGACGGTTGGCAGTGCCGTTATGACGGCCATCGGGGCGATTAGCTGGCCGGTTGTGGCTGTGGTGGCCGCCATTGTCGCCGGGGCGTTGCTTATCCGTAAATACTGGGAGCCTGTCAGCGCATTCTTTGGCGGTGTGGTTGAAGGGCTGAAAGCGGCATTTGCGCCGGTGGGGGAATTGTTCACGCCACTTAAACCGGTGTTTGACTGGCTGGGTGAAAAGTTACAGGCCGCGTGGCAGTGGTTTAAAAACCTGATTGCCCCGGTCAAAGCCACCCAGGACACCCTGAACCGTTGCCGTGACACGGGCGTCATGTTCGGGCAGGCACTGGCTGACGCGCTGATGCTGCCGCTTAATGCGTTCAACAAACTGCGCAGTGGTATTGACTGGGTACTGGAAAAACTCGGTGTCATCAACAAAGAGTCAGACACACTTGACCAGACCGCCGCCAGAACTCAAGCCGCCACGTATGGCAGCAGTGGTTATATTCCGGCGACCAGCTCTTATGCAGGCTATCAGGCTTATCAGCCGGTCACGGCACCGGCTGGTCGCTCTTATGTAGACCAGAGTAAAAACGAATATCACATCAGCCTTACGGGTGGTACTGCGCCGGGGACACAGCTTGACCGCCAGTTACAGGATGCGCTCGAAAAATACGAGCGGGATAAACGTGCGCGCGCCCGTGCCAGCATGATGCATGACGGTTAAGGAGGTGAGGAAAAATGATGCTCGCGTTAGGTATGTTTGTTTTTATGCGCCAGACGCTGCCACACCAGACCATGCAGCGTGAATCAGATTATCGCTGGCCGTCAAATTCCCGTATCGGTAAACGGGATGCCTTTCAGTTTCTCGGTGTTGGCGAGGAAAACATTACGCTTGCCGGTGTGCTTTATCCCGAACTGACAGGCGGAAAGCTGACGATGACCACGCTCAGACTGATGGCAGAGGAAGGCCGGGCGTGGCCGTTGCTGGATGGTACCGGCATGATTTACGGCATGTATGTCATCAGCAGGGTGAGTGAAACAGGGAGTATTTTCTTTGCAGACGGCACACCCCGGAAAATTGATTTTACGCTGTCGCTCACCCGCGTTGATGAATCACTGGCCGCGCTTTATGGCGATATCGGTAAACAGGCGGAATCGCTCATCGGTAAGGCTGGCAGTATGGCGACCAGATTCACGGGTATGACGGGGGCGGGATAATGCTGGATGCGCTGACATTTGATGCAGGCAGTACGCTGACGCCGGATTACATGCTGATGCTCGACAGCAGGGATATTACCGGCAATATCAGCGACCGTCTGATGAGCATGACCCTGACGGATAACCGGGGCTTTGAGGCTGACCAGCTTGATATTGAACTGAACGATGCCGACGGGCAGGTCGGGCTGCCGGTTCGTGGCGCTGTCCTGACGGTGTATATCGGCTGGAAAGGTTTTGCCCTGGTATGCAAAGGGAAATTCACCGTTGATGAGGTTGAACACAGGGGCGCGCCGGATGTGGTCACTATCCGCGCCCGGAGTGCAGATTTTCGCGGGACGCTCAATTCCCGCCGTGAAGGCTCCTGGCATGACACCACGCTCGGTGCGATTGTTGAGGCGATAGCCTCCCGTAACAGGCTGGAAGCCAGTGTCGCTCCGTCACTGGCCGGAATTAAAATCCCGCACATCGACCAGTCGCAGGAGTCTGATGCAAAATTCCTGACCCGCCTTGCTGAACGCAACGGCGGTGAGGTGTCGGTAAAAATGGGAAAATTGTTGTTTCTCAAAGCGGGGCAGGGGGTGACGGCCAGCGGTAAAAAAATCCCGCAGATTACCATCGCCCGCAGCGACGGCGACCGTCATCATTTTGCGATTGCTGACCGTGGAGCCTACACCGGCGTAACGGCAAAGTGGTTACACACCAAAGACCCGAAGCCACAAAAGCAGAAGGTAAAACTGAAACGCAAAAAGAAAGAGAAACACCTGCGCGCACTGGAGCACCCGAAAGCGAAACCGGTCACGCAGAAGAAAGCGCCAAAAGTACCGGAAGCGCGCGAAGGTGAATACATGGCCGGTGAGGATGACAATGTTTTTGCCCTGACCACGGTATATGCCACGAAAGCGCAGGCCATGCGCGCCGCTCAGGCGAAGTGGGATAAACTGCAACGGGGCGTTGCGGAGTTCTCCATCAGCCTGGCTACCGGTCGGGCAGATATTTACACGGAAACACCGGTTAAGGTGTCAGGCTTTAAGCGCGTCATAGACGAGCAGGACTGGACCATCACTAAGGTGACACATTTTCTGAATAATAGCGGCTTCACGACGTCCTTAGAGCTTGAGGTCAGGCTTTCTGATGTGGAGTACGAAACAGAAGATGATGAGTGA